GAAACGACAGACTTTCCCAAGTTTGGTTATGAGTTACGTGCGTCCCAAAAAGAAGTCTACGAAGATATTTCAGGCAATGCCATGATTAACGCTAACCCTTCGTGGGGCAAAGCACAGCCTGGGTACTCTTTAATTAGGGTACCCGGGGGTTGGAAGACTATGTATGAAATAGCTCCGGGCGATTTAGTTATAACTCCGAACAATAAAACTTCTACCGTTTTAAATAAGTATAATCATACAGATAAACCGATATATGAAATTACTTTGCTTGATGATAGAGTAGTTCATTGTTGTGAGGACCATCTTTGGTCCGTATACAAAAATAAATCAAAGAATATGGAAGTTCTTAGTACAAAGCAAATTATACAAGAAAATAGGTTACTTCAAGAGAAAAGGATATATCTACCTTTAACCTCAGCAATATCAGACACACATAAAACTCATATAATACACCCATATGTACTAGGTATTTTATTAGGTGATGGAGGTATTACTTCTGGCTCCGTAATGGTTTCATCTGCTGATGAAGAAATTATCAATAGAGTGCAAGAGTTACTCCCAGAACTATGCTCAATAACCCATGCTAGTAAATACGACTATAGGATAACGGACTCAAGGCAGGGTAAAAATTTAATAACAGATGAATTAAGGCGCTTAGGTTTAATGGGTCTTGGTTCTCATGATAAATTTATACCAGAAGAATATATGTTTGATTCCTTAGAAAACAAACTACAATTACTACAGGGGCTATTAGACTCAGATGGCAATATAGAGATCAGTGGAAAAATAGAGTTTAGCTCTACATCAAAAAAACTAATGGATGCATTTGCTGAATTGGTTTATAGTATTGGTGGCTCTATCACAATATCTAGCAGAACTACTCAATATACCCACAATAACGAGCGTAGATTAGGAAGAGTATCTTATAGAGGCAGAGTTTCCAGAATACCTTGGAGTATAAAAACCCAGTTGTTTTATGTAGGTAGAAAAAAAGCTAGAATTAAAGAAGGCAAGTGGGACTCATTAGGTAAAATACCTATAAAGAGTATAGAAAAGATAGAGAATGATGATTGCTTTTGTATAGAGATAGATTCAGAAGACAAACTATATTTAACCGATAGTTATATAGTTACTCACAACACGTTTACTGCTTTGGCTATTGCTGGCAAGCTCGGGCAAAAGACCTTGGTAGTAACTCACACAGTCCCACTGAGAAATCAATGGGTAAAAGAATGTGAAAAAGTCTTTGGGTTTAAACCTGGCATTATCGGTAGTGGTAGTTTTGATATTAGTAAGCCTGTGACAGTGGGTAATACTCAGACGCTATCTAGGAAGATACCTGAAATATCTAGGGAATTTGGTACTATCCTTCTGGACGAAATGCACCACACGAGCAGCCCTACCTTCAGTACTATTATTGATAAAAGCTACGCTAGGTACAAGATAGGGCTCAGTGGGACTCTTAGACGTAAAGATGGAAAGCACGTAGTATTTAGAGACTACTTCGGGGACAAGATATATGTGCCTCCAGAAGAAAACCGGATGACTCCGGTGGTTCACATTTATAAAACTAAAATACAATTTCAGCAGTCTGGTCCATGGGCTATTAGAGTTAACAAACTAATGTCTAACCCAGAGTATGTGCACTTAGTGGCTATGATTTCAGCTAAGTACGCGGTACAAGGGCATAATGTTCTAACTCTAGCGGATAGAGTGGAATTTATCGAGAACGTGGTTAAGTTAGTTGGACCTAACGGAGTTGCTGTAACTGGTAAGGTTAAAGACGAGAGAGACTTGTTAATCTCTCAAGTAGGTACAAAGTACAATATGCTTGGAGGTATTCAAAGTATTTTCTCTGAGGGTATATCACACAGTCCCTTTAGTTGTTTAGTATTGGGCACTCCTGTTAACAACGAGCCCCTACTAGAGCAGCTTATAGGTCGTGTAGTACGTGAACTAAAAGATAAGAAAAATCCTGTGATAGTAGATATAAATCTAACTGGACACACTGCTGAAAGGCAGGCCATGGCTAGAATGGGGCACTATATGAGAAAAGGCTATAAAATGGAGACAATATGGATTTGATTGAACAGTTAAATACTAACTCGCGGGATACTCTAGCCATCATGGAAGGTATAGACATTCTAGTAGATACGTGTCACGACGCTGCTGTAGAAGGTGGATGGTGGCATGATATTAACACAGGGGCTAGGTTAAATAGGAATAAGGGCGAGCTACTTATGCTTATGGTATCTGAAATATCTGAAGCTATGGAAGCTGTTCGCAAAAATCTTATGGACGATAAATTACCCGACAGGCCGGGTGTTGAGGTAGAGCTAGCAGATGCCGTTATTCGTATAGCGGATTTTTGTGGGGCATATGATCTTGACCTAGCTGGAGCCATTGTAGATAAGCTAGAATATAACGCTAACCGAGCGGACCACAGGCCTGAAAATAGACGATTAGCTGGAGGAAAACAGTTTTGAGTGTAGAACTAATATCAATGACGCAATCATTCGTTCCAGGGGTTAGTTCCCCTGCTGAATTGATTGCATATACGGCTAGGGTTAGTAACCCAGGCAACCAGAAAAATCATACTACGGCTAAGAAACTTTTAAAGACTCTTATTCGTGAAGGACATTGGAGTCCTCTAGAAATGGTTTCCGTTACAATGGAAGTTGTTACTACTAGAGACATAGGTCGCCAAATCATTAGGCACCCTAGCTTCAGGTTTCAGGAGTTTAGTCAACGTTATGCTATTGCGGAAGGTAAGCCCGTACGTAGAGAGGCTAGACTTCAGGATACTAAAAACCGCCAAAACAGCCTACAAACCACTGATACTCACGTTATTGAGGGGTTCGATATGGTTCAGGCAGCTGTGGAACGAGTTACACAAAATGCATACACAGCAGCCCTTGGAATGGGTATCGCCAAAGAGCAAGCCCGTGCGGTTCTGCCCGAGGGCATGACCAGCACAACCATGTATATGCATGGCACCCTTCGTTCTTGGATACACTACTGCCAGTTAAGAATGGGCAACGGCACTCAAAAAGAGCATATGAAGATTGCGGAAAAGGCATGGCTTATTCTTAGGTCTCACTTCAGAGATATTTGCGACGCCGTTGAAGAACTAGAGCAAGATAAGGACTACGCGCAAAAAATTATCGAAATTCTAAAAGAAGATGGAGCATATCCGCTACTTCTTGAGCGTGTAAAAAATAATTCTTGACAATTTGGAAAAACTTTGCTATAATGACTATTCTGTACGATTGGAATAAAATATTACAGGCGTCAGATCGTAAGGTCGCAAGAATTGTAGCAATTTTTGATATGCTTGTTTACGGTCGCAAGATTAGAAACAAGTTCGATCTCAGAAGACTATATAAAGATAAAGACTTTAGTGGGGATGGCTTTATGCTTAACCCTAAAGGGCTCCTAATGAATTGGCACAGTTGCTCACTGCAAGAAGCCGCTCAGTATATAATGCTGGCAGGTCTCAGAAGTTACGCAGAGTATATTATGACCGGGGACACTTCATTAGATATTAGAAAATGTCCCGTATCATTAGATACAATCGCAAAAAACAGGCTTTTAAAAATAGACGGGAATAGAATTCTATTCCTATACGAGGAGAACTAAATATGGCTATTGCATTCGCTAATTCAAAGGGCGGCGCTATTAAGGGTAAGGTGGCTCAGTACGCCTACAAAGAAGGAGACAACAAGGTACGTCTAGTTGGAGATATTCTAGCTCGCTACGTGTACTGGGTTAAGGGCGAGAACAACAAGGATATTCCTTTCGAATGCCTTGCGTTTGATAGAGAGTCCGAAAAGTTTACCAATCAGGAAAAGGATTGGGTTAAGGAGTACTACCCCGACCTTAAGTGTGGTTGGGCCTACGCGATGCAGTGCATTGACGGAGATAAGCTTGTAGTAATTAACCTTAAGAAAAAGCTGCTTGAGCAAATTATGATCGCAGCCGAGGACCTAGGTGATCCCACTGATCCGACCACGGGCTGGGACGTCTGCTTCAAGAAGGTTAAGACTGGCCCGCGCCCTATCAACGTAGAGTACACGCTGCAAGTTCTTAAGTGCAAGCCCCGAGAGCTTACTGAAGAAGAAAAGGCTCTGATCGCTGGAATTAAGTCTATGGACGAGGTTCTACCTAAGCCTACTCCAGATATGCAGAAGGATCTGCTAGACAAGATTCGTCGTGGCGGAGACGATGCTGAGAACGTCGATGAGGAAATCAACGAGGAATTCAACATTAAGTAAGATGGTGGGGGCGCAAGCCCCCATTATTTTTTGAGGAGTAACATTGCGTATACTATTTACTGCTGATATACACATAAATTTAAGACAGAAAAACGTGCCACTAGCATGGGCGCAAAATAGATACAAGATGTTTATTGAACAACTTGTTGATGCCTGCGCTAATGTAGACCTACTAGTCCTAGGTGGGGATATATTTGACCGTGTACCCACTATTGAAGAGCTAGTAGTATATTTCGATCTAGTGTCCGCTATTCCGGTTAAATGCCTTATTTTTGATGGCAACCATGAAGCTACAAAGAAAGGTAAAACCTTCTTTAGTAATCTAAAAGAAACCACTAGCAGATTTAACTCTTTGGTTACTGTGGTAGATGAATCTGTTATTATGGACGAGTTTTCAATTCTTCCATACTGCGAGCTACATAAGCACAAGACTCTAGACTTCTTTCCAGAGAAAATTCTATTTACACACGTTAGAGGAGAGATTCCTCCGCACGTTAAGCCAGAAGTAGATTTGGCCTTGTTCGATAGATTTCCAGTTGTATTTGCCGGGGACTTGCACTCACACTCTAATACACAACGTAATATAGTGTACCCCGGTAGTCCAATGACTACCTCTTTTCATAGAAACGAGGTGGATACTGGCTACATTATACTAGAGACGAATGATAATACTTGGAAATGGTATGACTTTAACTTACCTCAACTTATCAGAAAAACAGTATCTGATCAACGAGATATGCTGCCCACAGAGTTTCATCATACTATTTATGAAATTGAAGGCGATGCAGTAGAATTAGCCCAAGTTAGAGAGTCGGAGCTTTTAGATAAAAAGCTAGTCAAACGTAACTCAGAAGCTAGTCTAATTCTTGATAAGAATATGACTATTCTAGAAGAGTTGGTGGAGTACTTAACCTATATAGTAGAAATACCGCCTGAAAAAATAGATGCAATTATAGGAGTTTATAATGATTACGCTCAAAAGAGTGGAATGGAGTGATTGCTTTAGTTACGGCAAGAATAACTTCATACAACTTGATGCCTCTCCCATTACTCAGATTATTGGGGTAAATGGGTCTGGAAAGTCCTCTATACCTCTTATAATTGAAGAAGCTCTCTTTAACAAAAACTCTAAAGGTATCAAGAAGGCAGATATACCAAATAGACATACTACCAAAGACAGCTACGAGATACTACTAGAGTTTTCAGTGGGTGCTACGGAGTACGTACTAGAAATAAGTAGAAAGTCAACAGTAAAAGTGAAGTTGCTTGAGGGCGGAGTAGATGTATCTAGTCACACGGCTACTAACACATTCAAGTATCTTTCCGATCTTTTAGGCTGGGACTATAAGACGTTCTCTCAGATATTCTACCAGAGTACTAATACAAGTCTTCAGTTCCTTACGGCTACAGATACAAATCGTAAGAAGTTTCTAATCGACCTACTACACCTAGAAGAATACGTAGCTAAGTTTGATGTGTTCAAAGAGGCTGCTAAAGACGCTTCCATTAGAGTTGCTGAGGTTGAGTCTAAGCTATCGACCATCCAAAAATGGTTGGACTCAAATAAATTGGAGACTACCCAAGTACTAGACCCTGTGAAAATAGAGATTTCGACGACCGAAGACGAGATAGCTATTCAGAAACTTTCAGAAGAACTTGCAAATATCTCAACAAGAAATCGAAAAATTTCGATCAACAACGATAACAAATCTGCGTTGAATTCTATTGATATGCAAGCAGTATCTGCGATTGAGGCTAGTGAATTAATTTCGTACGACGAAGAACAAGCAGCTATCGGAGCTATAAAGCAGGAGAGTTCATCTCTAAATAACAGTATTAACAGGCTAGCAAAGCTAGGCGATCAATGTCCCACATGCGAGCAACCTATAGCTCCTGAGTTTAAGGCAGGACTAATTGCCGAGGATACTCGCAGACTTGAACAGCTTAAGTCCGACATGGCAGAGCTAGAGGTTAAGGTTGCTACTATAAAGCTAAACAATGAGCAGTACAATAAGAAAGTACAAACTCAACGTCAATGGGAGGAACTTTACCGCTCAATTGATAAAAGCCTCCCCGACTCGTTACTGGATAAAATAGACTTAGAACTAAGCCTAACTAATACTCGTCTGCGCCTAGAAGCTGCTAAGGCTCAGGTAGAGGAGTTAACCAAAGAGAACAACCGCCGAATAAAGCATAATACTAGAGTACAAGTTGTTCAAGAACAGGGCGAAAAGTTTCAGGCTGAATTAGTTGAGACAGCCACGCTGCTAGACAAAGAAGTATCCAATCTATCAATTTTAGAACTACTAAAGAAGTCCTTTAGCACTAACGGGCTTATCGCACACAAAATAGAAAACATGGTAAAAACCCTAGAAGATGAAGCAAATGAGTATTTAGCTGAACTTTCTGATGGTAGATTTACTATTGAGTTCGTGGTTACTAATGATAAATTAAATGTAGAAATAACAGACTTCTCTAAACCCGTAGACATTCTAGCGCTATCTACAGGGGAACTTGGACGAGTCAATACTGCTACTCTACTCGCTATACGTAAGCTAATGAGCACTATGTCTAAGAATAAGCTTAATGTGTTATTTCTAGACGAAGTAATCAGTGTGCTTGATGATGCAGGCAAAGAGCGCCTAGTAGAGGTGCTTCTAAAAGAAGACTTAAATACATTTATAGTATCTCACGGGTGGACTCACCCTCTGCTAGATAAGCTAGAAGTGATTAAGTCCGAAGATAGAGTAAGTAGGTTAGAAAGGTAATATGGTAGATTCAAGAGCTAAAGGAGCTAGAGGAGAGTACACGGTTAGGGACTTGCTTAGGTCTGCAACAGGTTTGCAGTTTGAGCGAGTCCCGCTGTCCGGGGCACTAGAGTATTTGAAGGGCGATTTGTACGTACCTAACATGAAGAATCGCTTTTGTATAGAAGTTAAGAATTACGAAGAGTCCCCTCTAACTGACAAGTTGTTTACCCAGGAAAAGACTAATAATCTGGTACGATGGTGGTTAAAGATTAAGAATCAGGCATTTAACGCTAAGCAGGAACCTCTCCTATTTTTCAAATACAATAGGTCAAAGGTATTTGTATGCACTGAATTAAAACCTGAAAAGCTTAAAAAATATCTTTACATTTCCTGGCTAAACTGCTATACTATGTTAGCTGAGGATTGGCTTAAGGAAGAGGGTGTAGATTTTGGCTAATTTTGAAGACACAAGGATAGATTCCCACATAATGATAGTGGACGCCCTCAATCTTGCGTTCCGCTGGAAACATTCAGGTGATTTATACTTCAAGGAGAAGTACTTACAAACGGTACAATCTCTGGCTAAGTCTTATAAGGCTGGTCGAGTTATAATCGTTGCCGACCAGGGCAGCAGCAGTTTCCGCCGTGATTTGTTTCCAGAGTATAAGCGTAACAGAACTTTTGAGGACCAAACTAAAGAAGAGAAAGAAGCTTTTGAGGCTTTCTTTAATGAGTATGAGGCCACTCTAGACTTACTGGCTCAGCGCTACGAAGTGTACCGCTATAAGGGTGTTGAGGCCGATGACTTAGCCGCTTATATTGTTCGCTATAGAAAGCGTTACAATATGGAACAGATTTGGCTTATCAGTTCTGACCGGGACTGGGACTTGCTAGTTCGTGACGGAGTTAGCCGCTTTTCTTATGTTACGCGTAAAGAAATCACCATAGATACTTGGCCTTATGATGTATCCCAAGACAACTATATCTCATACAAGTGTTTAACAGGGGATACCGGAGATAACATTCCAGGTATTCCCGGTGTGGGGCCTAAAAAGGCTGTGTCTCTTATTGAGACCTATGGTGATGCCTTTGATATTTATGAGGCTTGCCCCATTGACAGCAAGTACAAATATATACAGAGCTTAAATGAGCATAAGGAACGTCTTATGCTTAATTATGAATTAATGGATTTAATAACCTATTGCGAAGAAGCCATAGGCGCGTCTAATGTATTAGACCTAGAGTGGAGACTAAATGAGAAACGTAGCGTCTGAGATTCTCTCTGATATCACTATTTTTAACAAATATGCCAAATACTTACCTGAGTTAGGCCGCAGAGAGACTTGGAAAGAAATCTGCGATCGTAACAAAGCAATGCATACTAGAAAGTACCCCGATCTAGAAACTGAGATTGCTTTTGTTTACGAGCGGTTTGTTGAGCCTAAAAAGGTTCTTCCTTCAATGCGCTCGCTGCAATTTGGTGGTGTTCCTATTGAGCTAGCCAACAATCGTATTTTTAACTGCGCTTATATGGCTGCTAGAGACCCCGCTGTATTTAGCGAGGCCATGTTCCTTCTGCTCGGTGGAACTGGGCTAGGATACAGTGTTCAGAGGCACCATGTGTCGCAGCTTCCAATTGTTCAGGGAGTCAAGGCGCGCACACGACGCTTCCTAGTAGGTGATAGTATTGAAGGCTGGGCTGACGCTATTAAAGTGCTCTTTAAAGCGTACTTCCAGGGAAAAAGCGACCCATTATTTGACTATAGTGACATTAGGCGCAAGGGTGCCAGACTAATTACTAGTGGAGGTAAGGCTCCGGGGCCCGAGCCGCTTCGCCTTTGTATTGAGCACGTTCGTAGCGTTCTTAATGGGGCAGTTGGTCGTAAACTAACTCCTATTGAAGTACATGATATTTTGTGCTATATTGCTGACGCCGTCCTTAGTGGGGGTATTCGCCGTGCAGCCCTTATTTCTCTGTTTGACTATGACGATATGGACATGCTCCATGCTAAGTCCGGAGATTGGTATATCGCCAATCCGCAGCGTGGTCGCGCTAATAACTCAGTAGTGCTTCTACGAGATACCACTACGATTGACCAGTTTCTTGCGGTTTGGAAGAAGATTCAACTGTCTGGGGCTGGAGAGCCTGGCATTTTCTGGACTAACGATCGCGACATGGGGACTAATCCATGTGCTGAAATTAGTCTCAATGACTGCCAGATGTGTGTTTCTGGGGATACTAAGTTAATTACCAAGGAAGGTATATTTGAAATACAATCTCTACTAGGACAAGAAGTAGAGATATTTAACGGGGAAGTTTGGTCTAAAGTATTAATCCAAAACACTAGATCACAAGTACCTCTTGTAAGAGTGCAAATGAGCGATGGGTCTTATTTAGATTGTACTGAAGATCATAAATTCTCTATTAGAAATAGATTTGAAAAAACATATCGTAAAGTAGAAGCAAAGGACCTTTTACTAGGCAATTATCCGGTACATGCTGAACCATATAAAATTACAGACACTAATGAGTCCGGAAAAGTTATGGAAAACGCATATACTATGGGATTTGCCCTAGGAGACGGATGTGTTCATAGAGATAAAGTAGTTATTGATTTATTCGGTGAAAAAATGAAATGCCCCGTTGAGGGTGCGCGAGGTAATGAGCGAACTCCTGAAGGATATAATGTTCCTACAATAAGAGTATTGACTGAGCTATCGCCAACTGAATTAATTAGTTTAAGAAATGATACGGATAGTATATTTAACTTAACTAGGTATACTAAAGATTCTTTTCTTAAATTTATGGCTGGTTGGATAGACGCTGATGGATCTAACGCTGGAAAAGGTCTGAGACTATATCTTTCTAGAGAAGATAGAGCACGTGGCCTACAGTTGGTACTGTCTAGGTTTGGTATTAGAAGTTCTGTTAATTTAATGAGCAAGAAAGGCACAGTTACCAACAAAGGCACTCGTAGTGAAGACATGTGGTATATTCAAATTACTAAAACTGACGAAATACCCTGTCATAGAGTGTTATGTAATAATAACACAGAGGGGGTGGCAAAGGGCAAAAACCAAAACGTACGATCAGTAACTAAGTTACCTGGGCTACACGATACATTTTGCTTCACAGAGCCTCTAAGAGGTATGG